GCTATTTGTAATGCAGCTCTTTGATTTGCTTTTTGTCTATCAAAATCTCTATCACTTTGTCCAGGTCCTTGACCAGAAAAACCTGCGCCTTCATTAGCTCCTCCTCCTGCAGATGTATCTCCACCACTGGCTCCGGCTCCACCAACATCTCCAAAACTATCTAGTGACATAATTCCCGATGGACCCATGTTAGGACCACCTTCTAGTCCACCATGTATGTTTGCTTTTAAAATTAAATCTTTTTCTGCTTCTGTAATGTAAGCTAATTCTGTTGCAGGTTTATCAGGAGCTGATTGCCATTTTCTAGGAGCTTGAACTTGTGGTTGTTTACCCAAGTAATTATCAACCCCACCTTGAACAGTTGGTTTTATTTTTTTATCAATCATTATCTTCTTCCTCCAGCATGTATATCTAACCTAAAAGTGCCTAATTTCCAACTAGTATCCACAGCTGTGTTGGATATTGTAAGAGCTATAGCTCTTGCTCTAGCTCGTGTGTCTACTTTATTTGTTGATGATGTTATAGTAAAAGGTCCTAATGATGAGCTAGCTGCTGTGTTATTAGGATAGTTTCTTAAATCTAATTGTATTACTGCATTTCCAGTTTGTGATATAAAGTCAGGTATAATTCTACTAACTCTCATAATGTTTTCACCATCTCCTCTAAGATCACCTAAACTAGTTTGAGCCCCTCTAACAACTTTTTGTGTAATATCATAATCTCCAGAAGTAATATTAGCAGGAATTGCTGTTGTTACTCCTAGTCTTACTTGATTAACTCCTGTTTCATGTTCATAGTAGTATGTAATTCCTTCAGTGTTTCCCGTTACATCAAAAGATGTATCTGTGCCTGCATCATATTGAGTTGCATGGGGTAATCCAAATACAGATGAATCTTGCCATGCAGTTCTAATAAATAAAGGACTTGCATTAACAAACCATATAGGTCGTTTAGCTGTAGAATCTAGATAACTATATGTAACTGATTGTGTGTTTACATTAGAGTTAGCTTCTGGATAAAACCATGTAACTTCTCCAAACAAGTTATTAATACCTGCATAAACCATTTGATTAGATGTTGTATTTAAATTGTCATAAACATAGTCTTCAACCAAGCAATCCATAGATTCTAGTTTACCGGTGTATCTAAAGAAACCATTATCAGACATCCAGTACGCAGCACCATCAACTTCAACAGCTGCATTCTTACCTATCAATCCACAGTTTGTACCAACCTGTTCAAAGGCAAATGTAAATGGTTGACCTACAAAACGCATGGTAAATAAAGCTGTGTCACTCCAAACGTAAAGTGCATTTCTACCAAGTTTAGCACCCATGATCCGTGATCCGGCGGCCAGTCTTTGTGTACCAGCACTATTGGTTGCTGTTGGTGTATAATCTGTAATATCTTCTTGAGACGAGAATCTTATAAACATATCGTCTTGAGTTGTTTTATCACCAATAGTTGTCTCTGTTCCAAAAAATACTAAGTGACGATCGGGAGTAGATACTAACATATCTCTAGATGCTGTCGGTGCCCCAGATATAATTGTAGCTCTTGTTGTTACAGCATTTGTTAAATCTGAATTCCATTCAAAACATTCGCCGTTAAATATTAATGCGATAGCTGTGCTACCTAAATTATCTATAGACCACATACCAGGTTCTGCAACTTTGTCTGTAGATGTTGCTGCTGAACCCCATCCAGAAAAACCACTGTAATTAGTAACTGTCGCACCATTACTGTGAGTTGCATTAGTTGTTCCGCGAACGTTTCTTGTAATTCCAGTAAAACTTGTAGAGGTAAGTCCTGTGTAAGAAATTTCTTCGTTATCTACTTTAATATAATTTGTTCCACTAGATGGAAATCCTGTTGTGCTGGCTACATTAATTGTAGTTCCTGAACCACCAGTTCCAGCAGAGTCAGCATTTAATGCTCCGTTTAAAGTTGTTGTTTGTGGATTTGTAACGGTACCACCCCATTGAGATATACCATAACCAAAGACTCCAACCTGATCTGGTGGCCCTACATGGTAGTATTTATAATAAGTTATGCCTCCAGAAGTAGTTGCTCCACTTCCTGTCTCAACACTTGGCATTGTAATAGTTAATGTTGTTCCAGTTGGAACACTTGTTACCATAAATTTTTTATCACAAAAATCTGAAGCTCCAAAATTAGAATTAGTGATAGCACTAAAAGTACTTGTATCTCCAAATAAAATAATATCACCTGCTTCAAAATTGTGTGCTGATGAAAAAGTAATAGTTACTGCCGGGTCATTATTAACAGTGCTGAAAGCATTTGTAAGGGCTGTGCCAGATGGATTAACTAAAGGATGTATATCGTAATATACTCCCCCTGTGTAAGCATATAAAATTCTGTTTGTACCAATAAGAGAGTATTTAATACCTGTTTTATTAACCATGTGATGCAAACCCCTAGCTGCACCAGTTAATTTACTGTCTCCTAATTGAGACCAACCACCTATTTTTTCAGGCGTACCATACCTAAAACGTACATTTTCTCCACCTGTCCATTGAGATTCAGCTCCGGTAGATGTAACTTGTTTGTTGAAACCTGGTAAAAAACCTAATTTTTGTAGCATAGTGGCCTTCTATTATATAATTAAAGGTTAGAATATACTATATTTTATTATTTAACGCTATATCTTTAAAGTAAATCATACCAAACAGCTAAAGTATACCTCTTTCCTTTAATAACAGGGTTAACTTTGTGGTAGAGTCTATTTGAAAAACTAACAACAGATCCTTTTTTAGGGGAGTGTGTTATTTTTGTATGTTTCATAGCGTCAGATGGATCATTAGCTGTTACTAATTCACCACCTTCATAATCATCGTTTAAAAATATTATAGAAGTACCCTCATAAAAAGGATAATCTCTATGCCAATCCATACTTTGACCTTCATTCCATTCCACAACTTCAATATTTTTAACGTAAAAACGTTGAGCAGGCATATCATTAGCAATATGATAACTCATAAAAGTAATCATTCTTTTTACATCATCTTCTTCTGCAATCAAATCGTAAAGCCTTAAGACTTTTTTGTCATTAAAGACCTGTTTTTTATCATCGCTTCGTTTATATAGATTTATAAACCAGTCACATAATGAATCTAGTAAAAAGTTTTTGTGATACATTAAGAGTGACTCCAATAAAAATGAGTAATGGTAAATCTACCTAGTCCTTTATTTCTGTATTCGTTATCTAAAAGAACAGGAGTAACTTTATGTAAATAATAACTTGGAAATAATAGCATACGATTATGTTTACATTTAACATTCACATTAGGTTGTGTAAATATAAAATCTCCTCCCGTAAATTTTTTAGGTTCTTTAAAAAACCATATAAGAGCAGTAAATTGAGGGTTGTCATGATGAGTTTTATATTCATGAGCATTATCATAATAACTAATTATAGAAGAGTTTCTATCCGTAAGACAAAATTGAACACCATGAGGCATAGCTTTTTTTATAAAATCTTGAAACCCTTTATCTTGAAACTTTTTCGTGGCTGACATGATTGAAGAAACGTGTTTATAATTTTCAGTAAACATAGCATCAGGATATATTCTCCAACTGTTACTTAAATTAACTCCATCTTGTTTTGCTGAATAATCAGCAGCTCGTTCCAAATTATCTGGTCGATAATAAAAATCTAATTCTTTCCAAATTAATTTTTCTTCTTCAGGAGAATACCAGTTATCTGATACAATAAAGGGAAATATCTCACCGGAATTAACAGATGTTATTGTTCTCATATTTTAGGTATTCCTATAAATTTTCTTGAATCATATTTAATTTTTTCTGAGTCTTCATTTTTAATATTGTAATGAAGAAATACTTGAGCACAGTTGTTGCCTTGAAAAGATTCTCTCCAATGTTCAAGAACACATCCTTTGTATATCAACATGTCTCCGGGGTCTAATTCTACTTTCATACCTTTATTTCCAATAACTTTGTAAGGATCATTTTCTGGCGGTATATCTGTATTTGTAGGATCTAAATATATTGGCCATGGATCACCCCCTAAATTCATTGTTGTAGATATCTCACAACTAGGTCTATCTTTATGTCGATCTAAGACATCATCTTTTTTATATATTCTACAATAAGAATACATTTCAATTAACTCTTGCTCTATTTGCTTTTCCATTAAAGGTTTTAGTTTAAGTAAAAGTATTTCCATTACTGTATCTCCGTAAACATGATAAGTATTATCAACTTGTCCGTCACCCCAATAACCAAAATGTTGAGTAAAAGCAGGTATCAATTTTTCTTCAAATAAATAACCTGCTATTTTTCGTCTTAAACAAATATAATCATAAATAAATTTAGCCATCTCGGTAGAGATAGCTTTCTTTACAACCATATAATTATTAATATTAAAATCATTCATACTGTAAAATCAAAGTTAATAATATATCTGTGCTTATATTTAATAGGAGTATTGCCAGCGTGGTATTGATGTCCTTCAAAATAAACTGCACTTCCCTGTTTAGGTGTGTGTTGTAAGATAATTTTTTTATCTATATCTTTTAAAACATTTGTAGAATCCTCTCTATTAAAAAATTTATCAAAAATAAAAGTATCTCCATCTGAATCATTTATGTAATAGACTAAAGTTTTATACGGTCCGTTATGTTCAGGCAAATCTGTATGGGGTTTGTTAAATAAAAATTTTTCCCTATCAGGATGTTGAAGAGTAAGTCTTAGTCGTACTCGCAAAACTTGTTTAACAAAAACATTTGTTTTTTCTGCAAAGAAATATAAAATAGGTCTAAACAATCCCCATTCCATAGAATCTTCTTTTCCCTGCATAACTAAAGAATGACTAAAACCTACATTATCTAAAAATTTAATTCCATCAGTAGGGGGAGTGTTTTCATCATATCCAATACTTGATGTATAATACAGAGGTACATACGATAACGTTTGCTTTAATTCATTTTGATATACTTCCGGGATTAAATTATCTATTACTAAAGGTTTCATTTTAATGGCAACTCCGCTAAATAATCATTAGAATCAAGATTTCCTCTTAAAAAAGTATTAAAGGATATTGAAATTCTTGTTGTTGAAGACAGATTTTTATTTACACTATGCCAAACAGTAGAAGGAAATAAAACCAACCGGTTGTCTCTTGCTTTAACAAAAGTTGATAAATTATTTTCATGATTAAACTCTTTTCTTTTCCAGGTTAAACGCCATAGGTTTGTGTTAGGGTGTTCAAGTTCAAGATCAGGCGTTTCCTCGTCTGTTTTAATATAATAAACTCCTGAAACAATACTATTAGAATGATAATGCATAGGGTGTCTTTGTTGTGGAGGTAAAAAATTAACCCATGAATTAGTCATATATAATTCTTCATCACAACTCATGACTTCATTTTTATATCTATCAATACATGCTTGTATAGCGTCTCTAAGTCTTTTTAATTTTTTATTTTCTAAAATATTCTTATCCCTAGAAGAAACATTGTCTAAGTAAGTATTTTTAGTATTACCAGAAGGTGTATTAACTATAGTAGATGTTTCCTCTTCACTTAAAGGTTTAAAATCAAAGACAACAACAGGGGTGGGAAATAATTTTAAAAGAAGCATATTTGTAAATTATTTATTTGTTTCATGGTATATATTTTTATTAAGAAAATCATACAAAGATAAGCAATGGTTTACTGCATCGTTCCATCGTCGTTTTCTTTTTTCTAAGTTAATAATGGATGGTTGCCAACTTGGGTACATTGCTCTAAGATCATTTAAATATAAACCATACTTTAAAGCAAATTCATCCGTAGCTCCCCAGTTCATACCTGTGCATATACAAGCCGCGCCATGATCATTAGAATAAGAGAAGTTAGAGAATCTCCAAAAAGCTAAATCCTGAAACATGCTGTCAGTAGTTTTATAAAAAGATTTTAAATTATAATCTCTTTTTTGAATTGCTTTCCAATAAGGAGTGTCGGTTCTTGCAGAAAGAGCATAGTGAATAGCAACAAATTCTGCAAAGTATCTAAAGGAATTTGTACAAGATAAATTAAATTGTTCTTTTGTAAAATTAGATATACTTCCTCTACCTAAAATTCTTACTAGTCTTATTAAAAATTCATGGACAGATAGGAGTCCATTACCTTCTAATGGTTCTATAAATCCTGCAGCTAACCCTATCGCACAGACGTTTTTTACAAACAATCTTTTATGAATGCCTACTTTCATTTTTAAATTTCTAAAATCTAAATCATCTCTTTTAAGATATTTTTTAAACTCTGTAAGAGCATCTTCATCTGAAATATATTTATCTGAATAAGTATACCCTGTTCCCATTCTACTCCACAGCGGTACATTCCATACCCAACCATTTTCAATAGCGGTGCAGTTTGTGTATGGCACTAATTCTTTTTTCTTATCTTTATATTGTATTCTTGTGGCCCATGCTGAGTTATTAGGTAGGATATCTTCGTAACTTATAAAAGGTTCCTTTAAAGTTTTGCCCAGTAGTAAAGATTTAAAACCGGTACAATCTATAAAAAGATCTGCTTTTAATTTTCCATTATTACTTGTTTGTAGATAATCAATTCCTTCTTCATTAGTTTTAACATCAACCACATCGTCCTCAATAATCGTTCCTTTTATTTCTTTAAATTTTTTTTGAAGAAACTGAGCAAATAATGTTGCATCAAAATGATAGCCTGTGTTTTGTTTAAAGTCATATCTACCTAAATTTATTTTTTCTTTTCTTGAATCAAAGATTTTATTTTGATTAACTAAAGCCATTGTTGGATAATAAGAATCAGCAAAATCAGACACAGGAGTCTCGGGGTACATTATTTTTTTAAAATACCAATCATTAAAATCTGCTATTGTATTAGATGTTTCTGGTAAACCAAAGGGATAATGAAATCCTCCATCACCTTTCTTATAAAAATCTTGAAACCGAATACTTAATTTATAGGAAGCATTACACTCTTTCATAAAATCTTCATCTTTAATCCCAACTAAAGAAAGCCATTGATTAATCTGTCCTAGTGTACTTTCTCCTACACCAATAATTGGAATTGATTTACTTTGTAACATTATTATTTCTTTTTCTGGAAATAATTTTTTTAAAGTATAGGCTGTCATACAACCAGCACTTCCACCACCTAATACAATTATTTCCATGGGGGTCCTAAATTCCAGATAACTAAAGAATTTCTTTCTCCAGTTCTTATAGGTCTTACTTGATGAGTTACAAAAGAAGGAAATACTAATATAGATCCTTTTGGTTTTACTTCATCAAAAGTAATAATTTGTCTACCCTCTGTATTATTTCTAAGGTCTATTTCAAAATCACCACCAGTGTATTCATTGGGGTCTGTGAGATTTACAGTTACAGACAGTTTTCTAATTTTATCTCTATAATTAGGATGGGATTTTTCTCCAAAAGGTGATGGCATATCGTCAGCGTGCCAAGTATAAAATTCATCGGGTTTATATTTTGTAAATTGAATAGATTCAGACCAATTCCAATCAAAATTCCAGCCTGCATTTTTATTAGCTATATGAACATAGGGTAATATTAAATTATAAAGCCATTGATCATTTAAAAAACAAACTTCAGATTTTCTAATCTCTTTATTGTTAGTTACGTTATCTGTGCTTCCTACTAAACCTTGGTCTAATACTTGTGAGTTTCCATGCCTTACAATATCATCACAAACATTTTCAGGAATTTCTCCCTTAAAGTACCAATAGTAATTTTTTAATCCAATCATGCTGTATCAACAGAATATAATTGATTTAAATTAAATTGTAAAGAATAAGATTAAGAATTGATGTAGATCAATTTTAAAAAATTAAGACCACTCGTCAGCTTTAACATAAGTATAAAGTGCTTGCATGTCCCAAACACCAGATCCGTAAAAAGCAAATGGTGTTGCAGGAACTTGAACAATTACTCTTCCTGATCCGCCAGCGCCTCCAAAAGACCCATGAGGTTGGTTTCCGTGACCTCCGTTACCTGTGTTTGCTCCACCAGCAGCTCCACCAGCTCCGCCTGGACCTCCAGCAGAAAGAGTTGTACCCGGTCCTCCTAAAGTTGTTGTTGCGCCGCTACCGCCTGATCCACCTGATCCTGAGCTACCAGCTCCGCCGCCACCACCTTTGCCATTTGGACTTTGTCCACCTGGATTTCCTTGAGGAGGTGAAAATGGGGGTACGTTTCCTTGACCTGTTGTTCCAGATGAACCTCCACCTGATCCCCCTTGTCCCCCTGAGTCAGTTGCGGCTCTTCCTCCTTTACCGCCACCTGTTCCTAAAAATGTTGATTGGCTGGGTGAAAAAGTTGTTGCAAAAACAGAAGGGTTTCCTTGTGAACCCCCACTATTTGTTCCACCACTACCGCCTTGACCTACTGTTACAGCAACTGGTCCTGTTACAGAAATTCCTGTAGCTTCTCTGAGACCACCGCCTCCGCCTCCAGAGCCACTATCTCCCATACCGCCGCCTCCACCTGCGCATACTACTACATCTACAGTAGTAGCACTAGCTGGTTTTGACCAAGTACCAGAAGCAGTAAAAGTTGTTGTCTCTGCGGGAGTAGTACCAGAATTTTCAACTGAAGCTCCTACGACTCCGCCGTTTAATCTGTTATTAGTTGTATCTGATGCCATAATTAATCTCCCGTGTAATTTATATCTATAAATTGTGCAAATGTAAAGCCGCTATCTGACCATGTTCCCGTATCAGGATTCCATGCATATAGAGTCTGCTGATCATAAGGTGGGTGAGGTATTATGTTTTTACGACCAACAAATCTTAGTTTATGTTCATCCCATGAATGAATCATTTCCAAACCATCAAGATCCGTATGACCTGGCTCTGGATGACTTTGAGTAGGCCATGGTATAGGTGCAATATAAGCACATTGATCTTCATCAAACACCCAAGAATTATGAGTTATAGCTTGATTAGATTTCATAGGTCGTGGAGGAATAAAAGCATCTCGAGCTTCATCCCAAGTGAAACCTAGTCCTGCATGATTTTTTCTAAAAGGAGTTCCACCAAGTAAATGAGTTCCTCTAGCTGTATTGACAGAAGTTTTTTTCCAAAAATTAGGAGAGGGGTCTCCAAAAACTGATGTTAAAAAAGCTATTCCGTTTTCTTCTGATCCATTTTCATCTGAATCATTTACAACATGTACTTCTATTACAATGTTATTGGGATCGATTTTAGCATAACTTGCCATTCAATCTTCTCCTATTAACTTAACTCTTCGTAATTTATTGTAATAACAGCGTCTGAGTTGGCACTTGCGCCAGCTTCAATATTATCGCCTTCTTCAAGATAGATAGCAGAGTTTTTATCAAATGCAATCAATGTAGAATCTGCTGGTACAGAAACTGTACTCGCAATTGCTATAGGTGATCCACCTGATTTAGTTATAAAAACTGAAATATCGACAGAACTTGATCCATCAATGTTTGCAATTATAATGTTGTTAACTTTAAATACTTTTCCAGATGATCCTGCGTTTGCAAGAATTTCATTTGTTAATGTAGTTGTCAAAGCTTCTTGAACAGACTTAGCTGTTATCGTTGATACGTTTACTAGATTTGGTGCTGACATAATTTATTCTCCTGTGATCCTTTTATCCGAAAACTAATGCCATTGCAATAGCTTTTCCTGTTGTTGCTAATCCACTACCATTTGCTTGAACTTGACCAGTTCCTTTTGGCACTAAATTAATGTTAATATTAGTATCTCCCCCAGAAGCCGTAAATGATGGTGCATTTCCAGCAGCTGCATTAGCAAAAGTTAATTCATTAATTGCTGAACCTGTTGCAGTTAATTTAAATAACTCATTTCCGCTTGTATCTAAAATTGAAGTTCCAATTTTAGGAGAAGTTAGTGTTTTATTTGTTAAAGTTTGTGTTCCAGTAAGAGTTACAGTACCAGCTGGTAGTGTGTAAATGTCTGGGTTAGTTCCATCGTTTGCAGTTGCAAATACAACAGCATCACCTTTATCAGTTGCTGAAAAAGTAAATGTGTCTCCTGAACCAGAAGCATATTTAAATTGTACTGTGTAAGCACCTGATGTTGAATTTCTTAAAAAATAAAATGTTTGTGCGTCTAAAGGAATTGTTACGATTTGGTTTCCAGTAATAGAACCCGTAAACTCAATCATTCTGTGAGACATAACTGCTCCAGTTGATCCATCAGAAACTGAAAGAGCTGTAGTTTGTGCTCCACCTGCTATTGATTGTGCAGAAAAACCACCTGAAA